TCGCGTATCCACACCGGGATGCCGTAATAGCTGCCGTGGTGCGTGAAGCCGTTGGCCTTCGCCTGGCGCTCGGTCATGTAACCCAGCATCAGCGCGCCCCGTGGCGCCATAGGGCGCCGCCCACTCGCAGTTCCTTTTCCACCACGCGCCGCACACCGGCCGCCAGGTCATCGTTGACGGAAACGCTAATTCGGGTGTCGATGGCGGTGCGGCGGTCCAGCGCCGGCCGGATAAGCCAGAGGATCAATCGGGCGTAGAGATTGCGCATGTGCATGTCCAGGAAAAGAAAAGCCCCGCCGGTCTCCCAGGCGGGGCTGTAGTGGATACTGCCGGCGCCGCTGTATCAGGGCGATTCCGCCGCGGCGTTCAGCGCCCTCTCGATGGCTTCGAATTCGCCGTCGGAGATCTCGCCATCACACAGGCTCGGCGGCAACTGGACGACCTTGTCGCCACACTGCAACGTCCACGCCGGGAGGTTCAACCGCCAGTCCGGCGGCACAACAAGACACCGGCCGGAACGGTTGCAGATGCGGATGCCAACGTGTTGCCGGCCAGGCGGGCTGTGGGCTTCAAATCCAAACATACCTGTATGCCTCCGTTAATGGGCACAGGGTAGGCGAATGGCGCGCCCTGTAGGAATCGAACCCACATCGGGCGGGTAGAAACCGCCGGCTCTATCCGTTGATCTAAGGGCGCGTGGCGGGCAGTGCAGGATTCGAACCTGCGGACCCGACACGGGCCTGCGGGTTAGCAACCCGCTGCAATCGGCCTCTCTGCCAACTGCCCTAGATGGAGCGGGCGGAGGGAATCGAACCCTCACTGCGCGGCTTGGAAGGCCGGCGGCCCACCATGGGCAACACCCGCAGAAATGCAAAAACCCGCCGGCTTTCGCTTGGCGGGTTTCGTTGGGCGGACTTCTGAGGAAATCCGTTATCGCTGATTATGGCGGTCGTTTCCGCACAAGTCAACGATCAGGGGATAAATCCGGCTTCGCGCAGCAATTTTTCCGCATCAGCATGCGCTGCCTGCTCCACGCCGTAGATTGGCTCCGCGCCCTTCTTCTCCCGGGTGCCGCGCAGCCAGTCCCCCGCCCTGGCGCTGGCGCGCTCCACGCTGCGCACCTTGCACCCGTACTCGTCGGCCAGGGACTGAAGCGTCCGCATGCTGCCCGTGTCGTAATGGCGGCGCACCAAGGCATACAGCAGCGCGCTATGGGCGGTGCGCATCGAAAGGTACGCCCCCAGCGCCCCCGCGACGCGGTGGAGCGCCCCCGACCAGTCCGGGTGGTCCCCCTCGCTGCCGCAGCACTTGCAATACGCCTTGCGCTGTCCGTAGCGGGCATACAGCACTGCCAGGTGCAGCGGCTCCAGGCCACGTTCCAGGAACTGCCGCAGCTTCGCAATCTCGGCTGCGCCGTCGATACCCGCCAGCGGGCCAGGCTCGCCCAGCCGCGCGTCGGCGGCGCGGGCCATCGCCGGGCGGTTGGTGGTGTGCCGCTCGTCGCTGAAGGCGTATGCCAGCGCAACCGCAAGGCGGGGAAATGGCGTCGTGCGCTCCATCATGCCGCCCCCGGGACCGTGTAGACCGGATACGCCGGCGCCGGCTCGTCGCTGCCGCCGACGATGCGCAGCCAGGCGTTGAGCTGGTCCTGGTCTGCCTTCCTGTGCTTGGGCTGCGCCGCCCAGTTGAGCATCCATTCCCCGCGCTCGGACTCGCTCATCCGCATCAGGTGCTTGGCGAGGATCTTGTCCAGGATCGGCCGGTCAGCCAGGGCGATCCAGCCACCCTGGCATCGCCAGCACTGGCACCCGTAGGAGGCGGGACGCGCGCCATCAATCGTGCGCGGGCGTTCGAAATTCGTGATTGCCTGGGCGACAGCGGGCTGCTGGTGGGCCAATTCGATCCAGGCGTCTTCCATTTGTTGATCGAGCATGATCTATCCTTCAAACGATTCCAGGGTTGTAGGGAGGGACGCGCAATAGCCGCGCCACAAGCTCAACCGCGGAACCGTCCAGGACGGCCCCCTCGGTAAAGCGCAACACCTTCCAGCCCGCGAGGGTGGCGGCGTTGTACTTCTCGCAATCAGCGACGAATCCGGATCCACGGGTGTGACGCCCGTTCGTCCATACGCCGCCTTCAATCTCAACCGCCACTTTCTCGGCGGGCCACGCAAAATCAATGCGCCACATGCGCGGGGGCGCGAAGCGGTACTCCCGCTCCGGCGGCAGCACCTTCAGCGCGCGCAGGTCGCGGGCAAATCGCTCTTCCAACTTGCTCGGAGCCTTCGGGGCGCGCTTGACGGCCTTCTTGACGGCCGGCAATCGGACGGAACGGCTGGCCATTACGCAGTCTCCAAGCGCTTGAGCGCCGCGTTGTGGCAGTTCACCAAGATCGCGTGCCACTCGGCCCGGCGCTCCCAGTAGGTGCGCCGGCAAAGCGCGACTTCCGCAACGTTGAACTCCTTCATCTTCACCAACTCCGTCAGCCGGTTCTCGATCTTGGCCGGCAGCGCCTTTGTATTCTTCTGTTCCGTCATATCTTCATTCCCTTCGTAGGCATGAACCCGAGCTGGACAGACCCCGCCTATCCTGCGGGGCCTTCACATGAACCGTCGCCGTTCCATGACCCGTCAGCCTTTTCGATCCCAGGGTGCTAACCTCGCCGCCCTTGCTCCTGTTTCAGATCTATCCCACGGTAGGAGCCTCTTCCCCGCATCGCCGCCGTTACGCTATGTCCGACCGACGCGGGTGCTGCGCGCTGGCGCTATGTCGCCATGGCGGCCCTCCTCGCGGCCATCAGCTTCACCGCCACCGCGAGCACGCCGGCGCGCTGATGCAGGTCGTTGGCGTCCTCACCCACGACGTCGCTCATGCAGTACGCCAGGCCCGCAGCCTGGACTGCCCGCTCACCCGCGCCACTCGCATCGTTGTCAGCGAAGGCGTATTTGCGGCCCGGCACCAGACCAGCGACGTGCCGCAGGTTCGTGTCGCTGAAACACACCAGCACAGACGCATTCAGCCGCATCTGCGTCACGGCGGCGTCAAGGGATAGGCCTGTGGCGTACCCTTCGCACAGCACGGTTTCAGCTGCGCGGGGTGGCCCGAGACGCAACACCGCCCCCGTGGCACGCATGCCGTAGGCCATCTTCTTGATCCATGCGCGCTCGCCTTCATCCCAGTGAATGCGCTGCACGCCCAGGATGCGGTTGTCGGAAACGTCGCGCATGGGGATCACCAAGGCGTCATCTGGCGCAACAAGGCCTTTCATGTCGGGGAAGCCCTTGCGATGCAGATATCCGTGGACCTGCGGGATGCAACTCCGGATAAGCATCTCGGCCTGGCGCGCGGCCTGCGCCTGACGTGCGATGCGTCGTTGGCGGTCTGCGTCTCGCTTGCGTGCCCATTCCCGCTTTTCTCCGTCGGTCCAGGGCTTGTTCTCGCCGCCGTACCAATGGACTTCGCCGTCGCCATCCCAGGCCATGGCCCAGCCACGTTGACCGTCCCAGAAGTACGCGCCGTTCTTGCTGCGCTCGTGTGCGGTCGTGGCGCACCGGCGGATGCGTTCGCTGGGATACAGGTCGCCGACCAGAACGCCGCAGGCCCGCGCGAAGTCGCTAAACGTTTGCACTGGCGCCCCCCTTTGCCTTGCTCTTCATATAGGCAATCCACAACGATGAGATTTTTCCCAGCGTGTTCCGTGTGGGGGGTGTGTGCGGCATATCGTGAAACTTCCAATCCCACGAGGGCCAATCCCCCGTGATGTCGTGAAACAACGCCCGCGCGCGCTTTTCCTGCTTGTCTTCGGCGGACTTCTCGCGGGCGTACGTGCATAGCTGCTCGTAGAGATGGCGGCGGTCATCGGCCAACTTCTTGTTGCCGAGCATGACGGGCAACATCTCACCGGCCTCTACCTCGACCAACGCTTGCTTCTGCGGCTCAAAACCGCAGGCCATGCAGCGGCGCGCAAATGGCGTGTGTCCGCACGACGGGCAACCCTCGCGCTCGGCATCTTTGCTCTCGCGGCGAATTTCCTTGTCCAGCTTGTCCCCCATGTCGAGGCTGGCCAGACCGTTGTAGAAGATGTTCTCGAAGTCCTTTAGGAAGCGGATGAAGTTGCCCGAGTGGTCCAGCAGGATGCAGTCGGTTTTGCCGGTCTCCCGAGACGCACGCAGTCCGCGTCCCCACATCTGGATGGCAGTGGAAAGTGACTTTCGCAGTGGACGGCAATCGATTACGCAGCCCACGTCCTTGACGTCGAAACCCTTCGCGAGCGCCTCGACGCTGATCAACACGCGGATGACTGAGTCGGGCTTCTCGTACTCGGCCAGCAGCATCTCCCGCTCAGATGGGGTTGTGTTTTCGCTGTACGTTGCCGCCATCACGCCAGCCTCGTTGAACTGGCGGCATAGCTCTTCGCAGTGGGCAATAGTCGAACCGAAGCAAATGGTCTTGCGCCGCTCACCGTGCCGAATCCACTCCGACACCACGTCGCCAACAATGCCCATGCCGCGCTCGGCGGCCGCTGCCTCGGTCCACTCGCCCCCCGAAGTTTTCGCGCCATCCATGTTGATCCGCTTGGCGCTCAACACGCGCATCGGAACCAGGATTCCCTGCCGAGTCAGATCGTGCATGGTCGCGGCGTTCACTAGGTTCGTGAACAGCTTCCCCAGGCCCGGCGAGAACGGCGTAGCGGACAGCCCGATTGCCGACGCTGAACACGTCTGGATATGCTTGGTCCACACGCTCAGTTGCGTGTGTGCCTCGTCGATGATGATGACGTCCGAGGCAGGCCAACCCCGACTCGCCAAGGTCTGCGCACTGGCGATCTGAAGCGGCATGCCGGGGTTCACCCGCCAATGACTGGATTGAATGACCCCGTGACAACTCAGACCGTACCCATCTGCCGCCTTGCTTGTCTGGTTGATGAGCGCCACCCGGTCGCATACAAACGTGGCGCGCTTGCCCAGCTTCAGGGCCTCATAGGCCACGCGTAGACCGAGATAGGTTTTCCCAGCCCCCGTAGGAGCCATGAGCAGCTGATTCTTATGCCCGGCCCGTCGACCAGCGCGCAGCGCTTCATGCGCGCTAACCTGGAAGTCGTGGGGCTTCTGAAACTGAACCGCGCTGAGGTCGATCTCTTCGGCGAACAAGGTCTGATTCATGCTGCCCCCATCCTCTTCTGCAGGGCGTCGAGCTTGCGCTTGTAGGACTTGGCCGACTGGACCGCAGCCTCCTTTTCATTCATCAGCCCATTGATGCGCGTCTTCAACACGCGGATCTCCTCCGCCTGGCGCGTCACCTCCTCCATTGCCGCGGCCAACTTGTCGTCGGCCTCGAAAACGCGGCCCATCATCTCGTTGTCAGCGCGCAGACGTTCGTAGTCCGCCAGCATCTCGGCTTGCGCGTCGTCGCCGCCCGCGCTGTCGGCCTGGACGTGCATCGCCGGCGCCGCCTCGGGTGCCGCCGGCGCAGCCGGTGCAGCTTTCGCCGCTTTGGTGCGGGCGGCCTTTTTGATCGCCTCCGGGCCTTCGGCGGCGAGCGCTGCCTGCTCTTCCTGCGGCAGGCTGGCAACGACCACGGCGTCCTTCAACGAAACCGCGCCCGACTTCACCGCGCTCTGGATCTCGGGGACCGCATCCCGCCCTACCTTCTTGGCCCGCTCAATCGTTGCGACGCCAACCCCGGCCGAAGTCGCCATCTCGGCAGCGGTCTTTGCCTTTAAGTCCCTCCCCGGGAGGGACTTAACATCGGCGCCCGGCAAGTCCGCACCCGGAGCGGCGGTATTCGCGGCTGGGCGGAAAGCCGGACGCCACTGCCACAGCTCGGTTTCGATCAGCGCCCAGGCGCCAGCGGATAGGTGGCGGCGTTCTTTGTTCTGCGCCTTCACGAAGTCCACCGGGTCCACGTCGGCCGGCAATTCGCGCTCCGGGCAAGGCATGCCCAGTTCCTGGCTGGCGCAGTATCGGTGCCAGCCGTCGATCACCATTCCCTCGTGGAGGGTGATCGCGTTCTGCACACCGATGCACTCGATGCTGTCCTTCAGTGCCTGGAAGTCAGGTGCGCTCATCGCCGGGAAGGCGGCAGACAGGGGATGTTGCTTGTAGGCCACGCTCATGCATCCCCCGAGCCGATCCAGACGGCGCCGGGTGCCGGCGGCGTCCGGGTGTCGCCGGGGATGTGTTGCGCGGTCGGCCAGAACGGCCAGGGGCGCACGCCGCGGTGCTGGGCCTGTCGCGTCTCGGTGTAGGTGGCCAGCGAAACCCCGGCCTCTTCGGCGCGGTCGATAAGGGAGGTGTCGGCGTTAGGCATGGCCTGCTGCCCCTTTCTCCTGCTGGACCTCCACAAGGAGGGCCTGCAAACGTTGGACGACCTCGAAGGACGTGCGCTTGCCCCGCTTCCCGGACAAGATGTGGGACACCGTGGACTGGGACACGCCGGCACGCTTCCACACGTCAGACTGGCTCAGGCCCAGCGCGATAAGTTGTTCAGCAATAATTTTCGGGTTCATGGGCCTGATAATATTGCAATTGTACTAAATAAACAAGTACCATCGCACTTGCCCCAACAAATACAATTGCAATATGCAGACCTTCTCAGATCGCGTTCGCGCACGCCGGATCGAACTCGGCTTATCCCAGGTCGAGCTAGCAAAGAAAGCCGGCCTATCCCAATCGACAGTCGCTCAGATCGAGCGAGGCCGGAACTCGCGTTCCGCGCACATCCTCAACCTGGCCGAAGCGTTGAAGGTTCACCCGCGCTGGCTGGAAGGCGGTGAGGGGCCGAAAGACGAGAACCAAACCGAGGGGAGTGAAGCCGACGCTTTGGTACGCCCCCAGGCTTGGCCATTTCCCGACATTTCGGAAGACGAGGTCCGCGCCCTGGCGCCCGCGCAGCTGAACGCTCTGCAAGGCGCAATCGCACTCGCAATCGCGCAATTGAAGTTGGGGATCCAGGTCGCCCCCAGGGCCACCACGCCGAAGCCAGCGCCTCAGCGAGGGGCGTTGGTGGACATGGATGCTGCAGAAGACGCGTTCCCCATGCCGATGGGCGGAGCGCCTCTGCCGCCGTGGAGCGGTGGCAAAACTACGTTTCAGGCTGAGCGCGAAGCCAAGCTGCACGTTGGCACGCTAAGCGGCTTGATCGCAAATGTGGGGCCGGGTGATCCCCATGCAGCAAATGACAGGTTCGAAAAAGTCCCTGAACTTGGCGACGTCCGGCTCGCCGCTGGCGACGGCATAGAGAACCACATCGAAGAGCAAACCGGCGTGGTTCATTTTCGCCGCTCGTTCTTGCGCTCGGTGGGTGCGGACAACGGCCGCGGACGCGTCGTTTATGCCAAGGGCGACAGCATGGAGCCGGACATTAAGGATGGCTGGGCACTATTGGTGGTTCCGAGCGATACGCTTACCCCTCGTGACCTCGTGCCCGGAGCGATCTACGCCATCAACTATGACGGCAAAATGCTCGTGAAGATGGTGGCGCGGGATGACCTGACCGGGCGTTGGGTAGCCCGGTCCAAAAACAGCCGCTACCAAGACGTGCCACTTCAAGGCGATGGCTCTGTCCGGATTTTGGGCCGTGTCGTCTGGGCCGGGGGATTACTGCCCGTTGTCGACCACGGACGACGGACGCCCATTTAAGCCCGCATCCCACCCCATAAAAAGGAGCCACCCCGAGGGTGGCTTTTTTTTTGAGTACAAAAACACTTGCACTCGATAAGTACATTTGCAATAATGCACGCATACCGGCACTCAGCCGGCACAAAAGCAAAGACCCCGATCGATTCGCAGTCGACGGGGTCTTAGGAAGCACAGCGATTCGCAGTCGCTGCCCTCAACCTGGACGGCTTAGGAGGCCAATATGTCCAAGCAAAACATCCGCCCGCAAGGCGCGGAGGGGATTTCTCATTCTCGCAATGTAGCAAAAGCATGTGCCCAGGTCAATGACCAGGCCATGATATTCAATCGCCAAGATCTGGTGCGCGCCAACACTGCGCTTTCCGACATCAGCGAGATATCGCTGCGCGGCCGGGCGCTTCTCGACGTGATGACTGGCAGTGGTTTCTCCTATTTTTCCCAGTTGAACGACGATTTGCAGGAAGCGCTGCTGCACCAGGCATTCATGCTTGTGGCTGAAATCAACAACGCTGCCGTTGCCGCCCTGGACGAACAGACCGGGGGTGCAGCATGAAGCGATCTTTCATCATCGACTCGGAAGGCCGCGACACAGGGTATTGCATCGGCGGTGGTCCGCAGAACAGCGACGCCGGGGAGGCGCTCGCAGCCAATCCTCTGGCTCCGGCCGAGGTCCTGATGTCGGCAGCACAAGATCGCGTCGACCGCATCAAGGTACTGGTCTCCCCCTTCAGGTTCCTCCCGAATGAGAGCGCCGAAGCGATTCCCGCTTACGTGTTGGGCGACTTCCTGGCTGCGCTCGGAGCGATCGCCAACGAAGCCAACCAACTGCTCGACTTCGCCACCACGCTGCAGCACGACGCAAAGCGAGGTGCAGAATGAGCAAGCGCACCGATACCGTTCTGCATATCACGCCGGCGCAATACCGCGAATATGCGGAAATCGCCAAGGCCCACGGCATGGTGCTCCGTCTCTTTGAGCAGCCAGCGCAGATCATCGGGCTGGCCAGCGGCTTGGACGTCGCGGTTATTGACGCCACGTCCGATAGGGAGATCGGCTCCCTGACCGAGGCATCCTCGTTGCTGCTCTGCTCGACCGTCGATGCGGGCGAGGTAAGGCGCAGCGCGCACAAGCGCTTTGAATGCGACCTCGCCCAACTGAGCGATTCGGAGATGTACCTGTTCTGGCTGCACCACGAAATCGGCCATCGCGCGGACAACTATTGTTCCCTGTCTTTCCAATTCAGCAAGGCCGCGGATGACCCGGACTTCCGGTCCGAAACACTGCGGCGTATGTGGCAGGCCAACGAAATCCTCGCGGATCGCTGGGCATGGGCGCAGGTATGCGACCGACCCATGCCACTTACTGCGATCGGGCGCCGGGACCAGGATGCAATACAGGCCGAACTGGATTTCCTGGATGGCGTCACGGGCGGGCGCAAGAACTACACCAATCACCCGGCGCCGCATGTCAAACCCGGCGTGTACCACGGCGTTCCGATTCGTATACTCGCGCGTCCCGACGCCACCACCTGGATAGGCCCCGACATCTCGCCCCAAGTCGTAGAGCGGGCGTGCGAGTACGAAGCGCGCGTTGCAAAGAATCCGCTCAGCTATCTACCCGAGAAGCTGGTTCACAACGGCGTCAGAGAACGTCCGCCGTTCAAGGCGGCAGCAGAAATGGGGGCCGCAGAATGAAAGCCGCCCCCGCCAAACAAGCCGGCGTCGACCTGTCCAGCGCGCACCTGTGGTTCGAAGTCATGGAGGAACAGAAGGAGGATCTGCGCGCCCTCATAGCTGTTCTGCAGTGCATTCTGGACACACCCGACGCCGACCAGAACGTACGGACACTGCTGTCAATCGCAGCCAAAACCTGCGAAGACCATAAGGCTTGGTACAAGCTGCAGGAAGCCCTCGGCATGAAGCCAGCGAGCCACAAGGGGGGCGGCGATGAATAAGCCCCGCACCCCTACCGAGCAGCTGGCGGCAGCTGTGCGCGGCCGCGCGCTGTACACACGACTCTACGACGAAGCCAAGCGCGAACTCGATCAAGTCCGCGAGCAGCTAACCAATGAGCGGATCCAACACGCCCAGGCCACCGCGGCGCTTGAGAACGTGGCCCATGCCCTGGAAACCGGCACGGCGCCGGACGTGGTCCTCGCCATGGTCCGCATCGCGCTGCGCATCACGCCGGGAGGGCGGCCGCTATGAGCCTCGCTGACGACCTCGGCGACCTGGTGGTGGTCGCGGCTGCCACCGCCTCGGTTGCCTTTGCGCTCTACGTCACCCGCGATGTGACGCCCCCAGCCATATCGGCGGCAACCAGCTTTATCGCTGAGTGCCCGACCGTCACCCAATACGAAATCTGGCATGTTGGCCCGCGGCGGTCCATGCAGATCACTTGCGAAGGAATCGCACGATGAACCACATTTCCCTTTCTCGTCTGCAGGCACTTCTGCGCATCGCTGAACGTGCTGTCGAACTGCACAAACTCGAATTGATGCGCCGGCACGCCTACGCCGCGTTCGACGAAGCTTGCAACGCCTACAAGCGCAAGCGCCGGCTCGGCAGGCTGGAACGCGACAGCGTCCAATGGGACGCCATGATGGACGCCGTATCGGGCGAATACGCCGTCCTGGCTGGCTACAAGAGGGCCGAATACAACGGCAAGCGCCGGCTGGCCACCGCTGTCCGCGCCTTCCTGAACGGGGGTGCGAAATGAGCAACATCACCCCGTTTTTCAATCAGGAGTTCAACTTCTCGGTGCGCGCCGTCGAGATCGACGGAGAGGTATATCTTGTTGGCAGGGACGTGGCGCTGGCTCTCGGCTACGCCGACACCGTCAATGCCATCAAGCAGCATTGCCGTGGGGTGGCGAAACACCACCCCATCCCCGACAGTCTCGGCCGCATGCAAGAAACCCGCATTCTTTTCGAAGGCGACATGTACCGCCTGATCGTGAACAGCCATCTGCCCACGGCGGAGAAGTTCGAAGCCTGGGTGTTTGACGAAGTGCTGCCGACGATCCGCAAGACGGGACGGTATAGCGCCCCCATGTCGCCGGCCGAGCTGCTCGTCGCCCAGGCCCAGGCGCTGCTGGATCAGGAACGCCGTCTAAGCCAAACCGAGCGGGCTGTCACTGCCGTACAGCAGCGCCTTGACCAGGTCGCCCAAACGCGCGTCTGGGACCACTGCCCGCAGAACTGCGAACCCATCACCAAGATCCGCGTGCGGATGAACAAGCGCTACGGCCTGCCCGCCTGGGTGGTCGACATGGTCATGCGCGAACTGCCCCTGAGCCTCAAGGTTCACGGCATGGTGCGCAACAACCACGAAAGCGCCGAGGGGTCGCACTACGAGGTGTGGGCGGTTGCTGACGTAACACGGGTGTTCAAGCAGTTCGTGAGCGAATGCAAGCAGGAAACCGCCTGGTTCGCCACGCATCCGATGATTCCGGAGCGGTTCAAGCTGCGCCAGGTCGAGGGGGAATCGGCATGAAGCAATCCGACCTGAACCATCTGCGTCGCCTGCTGGGCTGGGTCCGTTGCGATATCGGGCAAGATCCGGCCGGCCAGCAACAGACCATGATCGACATCGCCGGCAAGCTGCCGATCGACAGCATCGACGCCGATGCGAAAGCCCGCTTGGTGGAAGGATACCGGCGCGCGGAGGCAGTGCCGGTGTACGTCCGGGATGCCGTCAAGGCATTGGAAAAAGCCCTCGCCGCAGTCGGGCGCGACCCTGGTGTTGTAGCGCCCCGCGCCACCGCCGAAACCCGCGCCAACGCTGGCTTTACCCTTGGTGTTGAGGCCTGCCGCGAGACGATGCTGACCGACGAACAAATCAGAACGCTCATCCTGGAGAAGATCGGCAATGTCACGCAGGCGCTGAGGGAAGACGCAATGGAGTTTGCCCGCGCCATCGAAACCGCAGTGCGGTCCAAGCCGCGCGCCCCTGTATCTGATATCCGCGAAAGCTTCGAACTGACCTACGCCGCAGACGCAGACGATCCGGCCTGCGCGAGCGACCTGAGCCACTTCACCAACGGCTGGCAAGCCTGCATCTGGTCCCATGTGCGCGCCCCTGCAGCCGACCTTCGGCCACACCTTGAATGGGCACTCCGACGCATAGGCTCCAGCTTGGATACGGGAGACAAGTACGAGGCAGCGCAGGCCGCGCTCGATGCAGCCAAGGCCGCGCCCCAGGCCAGCGCCCTCGCCGAAGAATACACCCGTGGCCGGGCCGATGGATTCGACGCCGGATACAGCGCTGCGCTGGAGAAAGCGGCGGCCCTGGTCGGCGGCCATACCTGGGCCGGCGCATCGCAAATTGTCTCGGACCTGATCGCGGAACACATCCGCGCCCTCAAGGCCCAGGCGGACAAGGACGGCGGCCAGCAGCGCGCCGGGGATGAACAGCCGGACTTCATGCAACCCCGCATGACGCCATGGGGCCGGCTGGTGCGAGCCTGCCGCATCATCCTGGGCACGACACTGATGGACATGTCCAAGGCCCTGGGCATGCCCCCGTCCGACCTGTCCGCCTACGAATGCGACCACCAGCGCCTGACCGACGACGTCATCCTGGCGGTCATGCGGTTTTTCGACGAGCGCGGGCTGTGCATCCCCGCAACGGCCTGGCGGAAAGCCGCCAGGGCCAGCGCCCGCACCGCCCTTTCTGGCACCCAGGCCGGACAAGGGGAACGGCAATGAGCTTTGTGACGCATTTCGGACTCACCGGCTTCGGGATCAAGCGCTGCAATCTGTTCGGGCACGCCGATACGGTTCCGCTCACCCTCATCCGCTGTGGCATTGTGTCGTTCATCCGGTTCCGCACGCTGCACCCCGTAGAGAGCTACGACGAGTTCTTGCGCGCCGGCATGTCGTTGCAGGATTACCTCGCGCTCAAGCGCCCCCAGGTCCGCACTAGACTTCGCGCCGAGGTCCACAAGGCCAAGCGCCAGGCGCGGGCCGAGGTTGCCGACGAGGTACGCTACTGGCGCGAGGCGTACCAGGAGCAACATGCCCGCGTCGGCGAGCTGCAGCAGCGCGTATGGGCCTTGCAAACCACCGTCAAGACGCTGTCGGGGCTTGCGCAGTCCACGTCTGACGCGCGGGAGGGCGAGGCATGCTAATGTTCGCATCATCCCAACCCTCTACCCCGACGCTGCGCGGGGCCACCGCCCATGGCAAAGAAGACCAAGGTAGCCGCAGCCGCCAAAAAGGAAATCCTGATCTGTTCCTTTTGCGGCAAGCACAAGAACCAGGTGCGCAATCTGCTCGCCGGACCCGGCGTCAGCATATGCAACGAGTGCATCGAGGCAGCTGTGGACCTGATCGACAACGCCGGCTGGGAGGTTGCGCGGACCCCAACGGACAAGGCGCTATTCATCGCAGACCAGGACCGTCTTGTGGCGCGCAAAAGCGCCATGCTTTCCCTCTGGCGTCAGCAGTTGGCAGCCATGACGGATGGCGCCACGAAGCAGCAAGACACGGCACTCCATTAAGCCCCTGCCATTGCTGGGGCAGCGTTCACTCGACGTTGCGGTATGATTCGACCGCCACCGGACCAACGGTGGCCGGGCGTGGAAACCCGGATACACAAGGCGCACTTGGGCCGCGCCGTGGTTTGTCGCGGCCTCTTCGTGCCCATCGCCTCTGCGCATTCTCTATGGCGGCGCCTGGCGGGGCCAGCTTCGGCTGGGCCGGTTCCTTGTGTCCGGTTTTCCACCCCCGCTTGTGCGCCGCCGCCCGCCCCCATGGAGGCCTGCCATGGTTCGATTCGTGACCATCGAAAAGGCCGCCGAACTCACCGGCTACTCGCCCGACGCCATCCGCTCCAAAAAGCGCGACGGCATCTGGCGAAAAGGCCATGAATGGGTCGAAGCTCCGGACGGCCGGATTCTCATCGACATGGAGGGATATGAAAAATGGGTAGAGACGGACGGGGTGTTAAAGCCGCCTCAGAAAGCAGTATCGAAATCACGTTCCAGTACCAGGGCCGGAGGTGTCGCGAGCGGATCCCTCTCAAGCCCACGCCCGCTAACCTGAAGCGTGCCGAACAGCACCGTGGCGCCATCCTGCACGCGATCGCCACGGGCGTTTTCGACTACGCCGCGACCTTCCCTGGAAGCCAGCGCGCCAGCCAGTACGCAACCTCGCCTGGCCAGGTGCTTTCCGTCGAAAAGTACTTGGACGATTGGCTCGACGCCCGCAAGCCAACACTCAAGGCCAGCACGTACCAGGGATACCGGAGCATCGTGGATGGCCTCTTGATCCCTCAGTTTGGGGCGTCCATGCTAAGCGAACTAAAGTGGCCGACCGTCAAAGCATGGCTGGCGAAGCTAGGGGGTGACAAGCCCCCTAGCAACAAGCGGCTGACCAATATTCAAAGCTGCCTGCGGTCGGCCCTGGAAGATGCGGTGGAAGACGAGCTGCTGGACGAGAACTGCATGCGAGGGCGGCACTATCGACGCCAGGAGCAGCCTGTAGACGAGGAAGACGATGATGTAGACCCCTTTACCCCGGACGAGCAAAAGGCGATTTTGGCAGCACTGCCAGAACAGACACGCAACTATGCTCAGTTCGCACTGTGGACCGGCCTGAGACCAAGCGAGCAAATTGCTCTCAACTGGTCTGACATCGACCTCCGCCGCGGGGTTGCCTTCATTCGAAAAGGAATCACCCGAGCGGCAAGGGGAGTAGCCGAGCTACCAAAGACCAAGGCCGGCCGACGCGAAGTCAAATTGCTTGGACCCGCGCTGGCCGCCGTCCAGGCCCAGAAGGCACACACCTGGGTGGGCGCGGAACCGCACGGGGAAGTGTTCCGCAACCCTGGCACGGGCGCGCGCTGGTCGAGCAGCCAAGCTGTACAGAAGATCTGGGTAACCGCTCTGAAACGCGCCACCGTTCGATATCGACGGCCTTACCAAACGCGCCATACATACGCATCAATGATGCTGTCTGCTGGCGAGCATCCTATGTGGGTGGCGAAGCAGATGGGCCACAAAGACTGGGCCATGATTATCCGCGTGTACGGAAAATGGATGCCTTCCGCTGATCCCGATGCTGGCGGCAAAGCCGAAGATCTGTTCGGGGAAAAGCTGGCATTAAGTTGTCATTCTGGTGCCCAAACAGCCCCAAAACACCCCAAAAAAATGACAGCATGAAATCTTAAGCTGTTGATTTCAATGAGAAAAGTTGGTGCGAAGGAGGGGACTCGAACCCCTACACCTGTTACGGCGTCAGGACCTAAACCTGGTGCGTCTACCAATTTCGCCACCTTCGCGTTAAGCCAAGCCCGCTATTGTAGCTTGCTTGTTAAAATCTTGCGTCATGAATCCGCGCCTCGATGCCCTGCACCCCTACCCGTTCGAAAAATTGCGCGCCCTGCTGGCCTCGGCCAGCGCGCAGCCGGACGGCCTGACGCCCATCAACCTGTCGATCGGCGAGCCCAAGCACGCCGCGCCCGAGCGCGTGGGGCAGGCCATTCGCGATCATCTTGGCGGCTTGTCGGTGTATCCGTCAACCAAGGGCGATCCCGCACTGCGCCGGGCCATCGCCGACTGGCTGGCGCGGCGCTACAGCATCCCGGCGCCCGATGCCGAGACCCAGGTGCTGCCGGCGCTGGGCTCGCGCGAGGCCCTGTTCGCCTTCACCCAGACGGTGATCGATCCGTCGGCCGGATCGGTGGTGATCTGCCCCAACCCGTTCTACCAGATCTACGAAGGCGCCACTCTGCTGGCCGGCGCCACGCCCTACTACGTCAACGCCGACGCGCTGCGCAATTTCGCCTGCGACTGGAACCAGGTGCCGCAAGACATCTGGAAAAAGACCCGCCTGGTGTTCGTCTGCTCGCCGGACAACCCGGCCGGCAACGTCATGTCGCTGGACGAATGGAAGGGCCTGTTCGCCCTGTCCGACCGCTACGGCTTCGTGATCGCCTCCGACGAGTGCTATTCCGAGATCTACCTGGACGAAGGCAATCCGCCGCTGGGCGGCCTGCAGGCGGCGCGCCGCCTGGGCCGCGACGACTACCGCAACCTGGTGGCGTTCTCCAGCCTGTCCAAGCGTTCCAACGTGCCGGGGCTGCGCTCGGGCTTCGTGGCCGGGGATGCCGCGCTGATCGGCCGCTTCCTGCTGTACCGCACGTATCATGGCAGCGCCATGAGCCCGCTGGTGTCGGCCGCCAGCATCGCCGCCTGGACCGACGAGGCCCACGTCAAGGACAACCGCCGCCTGTACCGCGAGAAGTTCGAGGCCGTGCTGCCGATCCTGCAGAACGTGCTGGACGTCTCGCGGCCGCAAGCCTCGTTCTACCTGTGGGCGGCCACGCCGGGCTCGGATACCGCCTTCGTGCGCGACCTGTACGGCCGTACAGGTGTTACCGTGCTGCCGGGCAGCTTCCTGGCGCGCGAAGCGCATGGCGTGAATCCGGGACAGGGCCGCATCCGCCTGGCCCTCGTGGCGCCGTTGGCCGACTGCGTGCAGGCGGCCGAACGCATCGCCCATTTCGTACATACTTCTGTTTGATCAACCTTTTTTGAAAAGCTGAGCCGCTATGACTCTCGACCTGCAGACCACCATCGAAAAAGCCTGGGACGACCGGGCCAACCTGTCGCCCGTCGACGTCAGCGCCGAAGTGCGCGAAGCCGTCGAACACACCATCGACGGGCTGGACCTGGGCCGCCTGCGCGTGGCCGAGAAAATCAACGACGACTGGGTCGTGCACCAATGGATCAAGAAGGCCGTGCTGCTGTCGTTCCGCCTGTACGACAACGCCATCATGGGCCAGGCCCCGCTGCAGTTCTACGACAAGGTGCCGCTCAAGTTCTCGGAATACGGCGACAACGCCTTCAAGCAAGGCGGCTACCGCGTGGTGCCGCCCGCCGTCGCCCGCCGCGGCGCCTTCATCGGCCGCAACGTGGTGCTGATGCCCTCCTACGTCAACATCGGCGCCTACGTCGATGAAGGCACCATGGTCGACACCTGGGCCACCGTCGGTTCGTGCGCCCAGATCGGCAAGAACGTCCACCTGTCCGGCGGCGTCGGCATCGGCGGCGTGCTCGAGCCGCTGCAGGCCAACCCCACCATCATCGAAGACAACTGCTTCATCGGCGCCCGCTCGGAAGTCGTGGAAGGCGTGATCGTCGAAGAGAACTCGGTGCTGGCCATGGGCGTGTACCTGTCGCAAAGCACCAAGATCTATGACCGCGCCACGGGCAAGGTCACCTACGGCCGCGTGCCGTCGGGTTCGGTGGTGGTGCCGGGTTCGCTGCCCTCGGCCGACGGCTCGCACAGCCTGGCCTGCGCCGTCATCGTCAAGCGTGTCGACGCGCAGACCCGCGCCAAGACCAGCATCAACGATCTGCTGAGGGCGTAATGCGCACGACCGCACGGCCGCCCGAAGGGCGTGCACCCTCCCTTGGGGAGGCAGCCGCGCAGCGGCAGGAGGGCCAACCTCCCTCGGTTGTTCTGGATCTGGTCAAGGACCTGATCGCCCGTCCGTCGGTCACCCCGGCGGACGCCGATTGCCAGGCGACGCTGGCCGCGCGCCTGGCGCGCATCGGCTTCACCTGCGAGACCATCGCCCAGGGCGGTGTCACCAACCTGTGGG